CAGATCCATAATTATTAAACAAATTATCGCTACTTGGTGGTAACGGTTTTACTGTTACTGCCCCATCTAAAAATTCTCTAAATGAAGCATCATAACTTTTTGTTAATAGATATGTATCAATAACATTACTGCTACTTGGGTCAATTCTATTATCATCATCTGCCGCGTGTATATATTGAAATTTAAGTTTGTCTCTTCCAACAAACGCTCTATATTCTGTTGTTAATACTAGCGTCCCTGATGTTAATGTTTTAAATACATTCTCTGTAACTAGATAAAAAACTTGTCCGTCAGTATATTGACTTAATGCACCTACAACACTTTCAGATTGTTTTATATCTAGTGTTGCACCGTCAACATAACTATAATCTTCAATTCCATCAGTAGTAATATATTTCTTTTGGAATATAAATTTTGTTAAAGGACTTATTGCTTCATTAACAATTTCAAGAAATGTCTCAGGATCATCAACAACACCGTCTTCATCGGCATCATAAAAACTTACTTCGACTTTTTTACTATCAACATATCCATCTGAATCACGATATGCATCACTAATTTCCCAATCATGCTGTATAGTAAACGGTGTTAATGCATCTGGTTTTAAGTTAATAGACAAAACTGAAATTTTATCTTTAATAATTTGTCCTGTTTTATTATCAAATACTTTATCAGCACTATCATAATAAAATCTAATTTCTTCAGCACTTTCAAAAATATATCTTAAACTACGATATGTAATTGTATACTTTTCACCATCTGTTTCAAATAATAATAACCAACTTGCATCTAATTGTTGATTAGTAGTATCTCCGGTTTTACCTAAACTGAATTCTCCAAGAATGTTTAAGTTATTTTCGATAACAACTCGCCATTGTCTTAAATTAATATCATACCTTAAACCAAACGTTTTATTAGAAAATAATTGATCAACTATCTGTGTTTTTACATTGTCTACTAGTGTTTTAGAAAACTTAGGTACAATCTGATTTAAAACGGCCGTTGACGGAACAATGTCATTAAGTATAATAGGTCCTGATCCATCTGTATTATCAACAGCACCATCACCAACAATACTAACTACTTTAACCCATTTATAATCAAACGATCCTGGATGGTTTGCATCTCCCGCCATTAATGTACCATCTTTCATGAAATGATATCCAGCCGGTGGTAAAAATTTTATTAATGTGCCTTCTTCAAGAAATCTTAATGAACTACCTGTATAACTTCCAACTTGAAATCTTGTTCCGTCACTATCTTGCAAATGTCCTGTTGTTTGATTAGTACCTTTTGTAGTTTGTACCCAATTAGCTCCTAAATCTGAAGCAATCGTTTTAGGAAAGTTTGTTAGATAATAATTTAATAATTGCTTTTCAGCTAAGACAGGTTGAATAGTTTCTTCTATAATTCCTTCAAGATCTATTTTTGTTGTATATGTAAAATTCTTATATTTTGTTAATGTTTCTTTATATACAAGACCGTCATTACCAAATAAATTTGTACTAGAATATTTTCCAGTACTATCTAGTAAATCAAAATATCGTGAAATTCCACTTGCTGTTCTATTAACACTTTTAACTTTAACAATCTCTTGACTAATTCTTAACGGTGCAACTTGATAATCTTCACCAGTAACCATTCTATTTTGTGTATAATACGTTGCAGGTGCATTTTCACGAATGCTTGAATTTGATTCTGTAGTACTTGCATTATCTATAGTATATTTCAACGATAAAGTAATATTAAGTGTTTCTTGATTTCCAACTGCTGACGTATAAGGAATTGCTACTCCAATTGACGCCATGTCTGCTGGAATAATATCATATGCTTGGTTAATACTTGATCTATAATAAACTCTAAAATCGCCCTTAGGTAGATTTCCAAACGTACCATCTGAAAAAATTAAATTAATTTTATCTTGTGCTTGGGTAAGAACAGCATAAATGTTTCTAAGATTTTTACGGAGACTATTATAAACAATATTATTTCCTTCAACTGCATCAACTTTAGTCCATAATTCAGATTCAGCACCAATTGAATTTAATTTATAAAGCCAAACATCTGTATTATTAATATTAGTAGCATCAATGGCAATAGTTTGATTAGTACTAGGAGTATTAACTGAAAATGATCCTTGATCTAATGTACCTTGTCTAAAATGACAAAAGTAACCACTATTAGTACTTCCAGGACCACGACCGTCATCTTTATATAAAAATGCTAAACTATTTCCTGGTAAAGGTGGCTCTTCAGATATAACTCCACTAATAACATCTGCTGAAACTATTTGGAACTGAAGATTTCTTCCATCAATATTTTTACTGTAACTAAACACAGGAACATCTGTATTACTTGCTCTATATCTATATTGATATGTTGGTATACCTTCTACTGTATCTTTTTTTACTGGGCGGCCTATTTTTGAATTTACTGGTAATGCCGCATTAAGAACTTTTTCAAATTGTTCACGCCAGTCTGGATTAGCTGGATCATTCCAAACAATAGTTTGGGTAGCTAAATTAGTACCATTTGAATCTACTACTTCCTCAGTAGTTGATACTGCTTCAAATTTTATTAATCCATTAGCACATTGATTACGCTTTGGATTATATGACAATAATCTTGCTAAACGTAATACTGATTCTCTACGTTCTGCTAATTCTAAAAAGTTTTCTCTGGAATTAAGGTCGATACGATAAGAAATATTTTGCCCTAAAAATGCAATAAGATCAATTAATGCTAGATATTCACTAGAATCAATATAATCATTAAAATCTTCAGGATAATTCTCACGTATATAAGCAATCATAGTACGACGTAGACCATCAAAATCGTACGATCTAAAGTCTGCATTTCTAAATGTTTGATATACACGCTTCCAGTCTTCTGCAAGAAGCAATCTATTTTGTCTATTTGTTACTGACATAGTTTTTCCTTATTAATACTATTTATTTGAATCCGTTAACCACATACTTAACCCGATGCTTCATCGAACTTTAATCTCAGTTGTTCTGAAATATTATAAGGTAGATACGTTAAATTACAATCAATTATGATACCAGATTCATACTGATCAATAACAATACTATCTACATTTACTCTTGGATCTCCATTAACAATCTCAGTAACATTTTGAGCTATAACTTGTTGTAGCTGTTCTGTTAATGGTTCATGAATAACGTCCCAAATAATTGTCCCAAACTCTGGATTTTCTAACTTTTCACCCTGTCGTATATGAAAGTTATTTAAAATATCTTGTTTAATTAATGCAACATCATATAAAATATTACTTTTATTAGCTGGATCAATAGTACTTAACCCACGATACGCCTTGCTCGGAGGAATCGACTGTTGACCTTTTGCAGTAGTTACCCTTATTTGTTTATATAAATCTCTATCTGATATACTCATAACTTACCTTACTTTTTTGCTTCCTTTTTAAATGGATCTGCTGTAGCTACAAATTCAAGATCATTTTTAACTGTTATTAAATTATCTCTATCTGTTGTTACAATTTTAAATGCTCCAGGATTCATATTCTCATGCTGATTCCAAGGTTCATGCATTGGAGCTCTTTGTGATAATGTTCCTAACGCATTATTTGTTGGGAATCCAGGCAAAATGTGTTTATTAAGAGCTGAAACGATTTTAGCACCTGACGCCATAGGACCATTCATATGAATTGGGTCAGCAGTTTCAAAATGACCGCCACCTGACTTAATATGTGAGCCTCCTCCTGATGTAATTATAGTTTCACCATTTGTTTTATACTCAGTACTACCTATTGTAGTAACCCATTGATTGCCTCCGATTAAACATTTAAAATCATTAAATGTTTCGATTTGAATATTACCTCTACGTAATTTAATTTCGCCATCTTCACCTAATCCAGTATATGATCCACTTGCTTTAAAATCTATATTAGCTCCTGCTTCAACAGTAATATTTCTATCAGCTGTTAAATTTAAATCATTTTCAGTATGAAAACTCATACTATCTTTTGCATAAACATCTATTTTTCCATCTGATGTTAATTCGAGCCAAGCTGTTCCTTTCGAATTAGCAATATAAATTAAATCTTCTGTATTATGTAATAAGACTTGGTGCCCAGTTCTTGTTCTTAATCTAACTAATTCGTTATGTGGTAATTCGCGTGATCCATCTGTTTCGTTAAGTTGTATATTAGCATACTCTGGTGGACCGTCACTTGCTGACGTTTTTCTTAAAAGTTTATCATTACCATCATCCATTACAAAAGATGTGCCGCCTAGTCTACTGCGAGGAGCACTAACTTGTGAATCTTTAAGACCAATTAGTCCTTTTGGGGCTCCTGGTGTTTTATCAAGTGGACCTGGTGAACTAACTCCAAAGACTGCACTAGGTATTTCTCGTCTAGCACTTGAAGTTGTTGTACCCCTAAACTCATCTATATAACTACTATCTTCTGTACCAGTAGCAAGTCCTTGAACTATTAATTGATCAAGAAATCTTTTTTGATATGGTTTTAAAAATTTAGTAGGATCGTGTTTTGTTCCTGTTTCAATTGCTTTATTATACTCAGCTACTGGAATTTTTTTATCTTTAAAGTATTCTGGTGTACTGTCAGTTGTAATTGACGTTGATGCTTGATCTGGCATAGCAAAATTCATATATTGGTCTTGTACACATCCTATCCAGTAACATTGATTAGGATTACCTTCTACAAAAATTACTAAAACTGTAGTTCCAACATCTGGTGGAATCATCCACCAGCCATAACTTTGTTGACTATATCTATAATCATCATTTTTAGTTACTGAATCAATATTTGTTTGTCCAGCAAAAGGAGACAAATATTTTGCTTGAAACGTTTGTCCTGGGGTGCTTGGATCATTACCTGATGTAGTTTTTTTTTGTATCTCTACTTCTAACGCACCCATAAAGTGGGGATCGGCATGACTAACAACTATTGCCTCATAAGGACCTGGATTAGGTCGTTGAGCTACATCTTTAGATATCTTATCAAGTAAAGTGTTTAAAGGAGATGGCATTTTTCTATACCCCTATACTCACGCCATCAAATGAACCAGTGGAGCCACCGGTGAATCCGCCAACCGCGTTATTAGTATCATTATGAATGTTCCTAGCTACAGTAAGTTTACCTGAATCAGCATTTTTGTCAGGTTTCTTAACGTTTGTTGCTTGGGCTGACTGATTTCGTTCTCTAAGAAGTTCAAGTGTTTGTTCAAATCTACCATTAGTAAATTCTGACGTAACATTATAGAGTCTATATATTCCGCTAAACTTTTCTAATTCAGCAGTATTCTTAGTCTCATTATCTTGAGTAATTACAAATTCTGCTACACCGGAACGACCTATATCTATCGGAGTTCTAAAACCAATATGAATATAAACCATTTTTGTTTTATATACCATCATACCGCGAGGATCAATCATTGCTTTTCCGCCTTTGCCTGCTCCAACACTACTATAATTTCCTACGCCACTATCACTAATAAAATAAGGGTCTCCCCAAATTTTTAAAGTAAGACTTATTAGATCAACAGTAGCATTTATTAATGCATTATGAAACGTTCTAGCAATATCTTCTTTTTGATTTCCTGGAACACCTCGCATACCACTACCAAAGTTTCGCAATGGAACACTTCCTACTGATGATATTGCTCCTTGAACATTACCATCAGAACCGTCTTTTAGTTGTTCTGGTTGGTCGTTGTCTTTCTGATTGCTCACTGTAGCTTTTTGACTCGTTCGTTTAACATCAGCCTGATTGTCTCCTAGATCTGGAGATACTGGCGCTAAAAATCTAGTTGTTAGTTGTAAATCTAAATCTAAAATATCTTTATTTTGTCCTGTATAGATATATTCATAATACTTAACAATCTGATTTTTAAGCTCGTCTTCACCATGCATTAGTTCAGTTGGTTTTTCTATTAATGACATATTAACATCATAAGGAATAACTCTAAAAACATATAACTTTGGTGGTTTACCTCGTTGTGCTTCTGCGGCTTTTAACGGAATATTAAAAACCTGTGTTTCTATTCTAAACCATTGTTTAGCACCAGACGGCTTAACTGCTTGTTCTAATAATCCTCGACCAAATTTACTAATTAATACTACTTCTTCAATAATTTTATTAAATTTAGTACCTGCGGCAAATTTAAGTTGGTTAGTAGCTTTAGAAATCTGGACTGCTGACGTAACAAAACAATCTTTTTCTACACTATATATTAATCCTGTAGGATTTGCCTCTTGGTCGCCTTCTTGTAAATCAGAAAACTTAATAGTTGCTTTACCAATATTATTAACATTAGATTGTGTTACTGTATCAGATTTTAATGCCTCACTTAAACGATTTCGTTTAAGGGATATTCCTAAGATTTTTTTAGCCCAATCTTCAAATGAAAAATCATCTACTTTAGTAAGAGTTTCTCTTAATTGATCATGATTTGTTTTACCTTTGACAAATATATCCTTGCCGGATCCTTCATTAATATCTCGTTCAGTGACTACTGCTTTATCTAATTTTTTACCAGACTCTTGATTTTGAGCTGTTCCTTTTGTTTCTTCTTTAGTAGGAAACAAAACTATGTATTCATCAGCAAATGCTCGTTTATCTTCTTTTTCTTTCTTTAATAAATTTGAATTAAGAACTGTTGTTAAACTTGTTGGACTAGACTGTAAAAGTTCTTCAACAGTCTTTCCAGAAATTGCTATATCAATTGGAATCTGTTGTACAGCGTCTGTTAATGCTGTGGCGTTATAAGCTATTGCCTGACATTCATATTCTGTACCTCTAGCAGTTATAGACATATCAGCCTGAAAAATCGAAATAGGTAAATGTCTTCCCGACTCACCAGCCATTTGTGAGAGTCGTGTAACTGTACCAACATCATGGAAAAGGTTATCCTTATCAGGTTCTTGAAGATATCCAACCCAATCTAGTGAAATCATAAATGGAGCCTGAACATAATTACTATGTCCTGCTTCCCTGGCGCCTATTTCTAATGCTTCTAAAAATTGTCCCATACTATATGGTTCAACAATTTTAAAAGTCATCTGATGATAAGCTACTGTTCTTGAGCCTTCATTAGGATTAACAACCGACTGGATGTTTAAGTCTTCCAGGAAATATTCTGTTCTACCATGCTTCCCTTCCATACTTGTTGTAATTTTTTCTTTGCCTAGAGCATTACTGCCGCCACCAGACTTAAGAATTACAATTTTTGCACCTCCGTTTAGCATATAGGTATTATCTGGATCTGCTAATTCTTCATTTGTTAAACAACCTAAAGTAATAACATAGTTGGCACTAACAAATTTTTCTAATGGATTTGTTCTAGGTCGTACTGCCGTCACTACTACATCTCTTAACTCTTCGCCTTCATGTGGGTTTGCTGTCTCTACAGGGTCTTTTTCTGATTTTAAAGGCTTTGACATCTCTAATGTTATTGATCCATCTATTCCTTCGACAACTTTGCCTGCAGAATCTAAAGCCTTATTTGCTTCTTCTTTTAAATTCCCAGCAAGGTTATTAAATTCTCCAGTAACTGCTGTAATTGTTTTGTCTATGTGTGGCGATATATTATTTTTTAATGACTCTAAAGATGCTGTGGCAGAATTTTTAAAGTCTGCAATTTGATCAACACCTCCATTTGCAAAAGAATTTTCAGCTGTCGCTATAAAGTTGTCTGCGTTTTGTCTAAGAACACTAATATTAGTTGACTGCAAAAAAGCCGATGATAGGCCAGCATCTTTAACGAGATTACTGCCTTTTGGTAGGACTTTTTTAAATAAGGCTTCTGAGTTAAACATAATATTATCCTAATTGCGATTTAACAGCGGCGGTATTTGGTAAACGTATTTCAACACCAGCTTCAAAATCATAAATTGGGTCTTCTATAACATCCATATTACGTTGTGCAAATATCCACCATAATTTTGGAGTATCATATAAATCATAAGCAAGTAAATCTGGTCTATGATTATATTGTGCACCTATAACATAAGGTACATCATCAGAAGATGCTGGTACTGGTTTAATTTGAAAATATCCTAATGATAATCCATTATCAATATATCCTGTACTTTTCCACGGTCCGCCAGCCATTAAATAAATCCTCCTGTATTATTACCAACATATCCACCGTTAACAAACTTTTCAAGGCTGAATGATTCAACTGCCGTTCTGCTGTAAATGGGTTGCACAGTTACTGAAAATAAACTTTGTGCAGGTGCCCAACTAACTTTTGTGTTTCTTGGATCTTGCGGCGTAACGAAAGCTCCGGAAAAATCATTTCCTTTAAAAGAATTAGGATTACGTACTATAGGTGTTTCCTTAGGAATCATAGGTCCCATTATACCACCTGTATACTCACCTATTGAAGTAGAAATATAATCAACTTCTTGTGGCATATCAACTGTAAACTGTTGAATAACTACAGGAACATCATTAAACACATAATCACCGTAACCGTTTAATTTAACTACTGGAGGTGGTGCACCTTGGTTGGTTCCTTCACCGCCATAAAACATTTTTGTACAACTTCTTAAATAATGCAAGGCCGCTACCCAGTATTGTGCTTCAATTCCATTTTGTACAAAAAAATCACCTGTAATAACTAACTGGTCCACTTGAGAGCTTTGATAAATTTGGTAAGGATAATTAGTATGTGTAGGCTGTAATGCATTATAACTCGCGGAATGACTTACTATCACCGACGGGGTAAAAGGAAATACTAAACTATTGTTTGTGTCACGTAAAGGTCCTAATAATTCTGATTCAGTTTTGAAAGGTTCAACATCAGGAATACTTAAACGCACTCGCCAGTCTTGTTCTTGGGATTTTGGAAAATTTGCTGTTGCCGATGCTTTAATAGGGCCTGATGCTCCAGGCGGCAAATGTACGGCTCTTCCTGCTTTTGCAAATCCTTTTGAACTTGTTACATTTTCTGCGAGTTTTTGTACTTTTCGAATTTTACCTTCTACATTTTTTAAACCCGCAGGTAAAAATTCATTTGTGACTGTTTTAAGGCCATCATTCAAACTACCCGCTAATGAATCAAATATTCCCATTTGGCTATACTCCTACAAGTATTTAGTTGACTTTATTAAGTACATAGTTTATAATAAGACTTTAGATCTGGAGAAATAACTTGAGAAAAGTAAATTATTTAAACAATAGAGATTTGTTAGCAGAAATTCATAAATCGAAAAACACATTTTCTAGCTACACAGACGATGGATATGATCAATTTGATGTAATTTTACCAAGCATTGATAAGGTTAACATACGTACGACTGCAGAAGCCAAGCGAGCTAGAGCCAAACGCATGAGTCAAAAAGACTATGAAGGTCGTAAAGCTAACGGTGAAAAAGTTAAACAAGCTGACTGTGAAGTAGATTATAAAAAAATAAAGAAAACAGATGTAATTTTTAGGATTATGATGTTTGATCATATACCCGACGACAAAGGGCGTAAAAAGAAACCTAAAACAATAGCTGATACTAAAGAAAAACTAAACTTTCCTCCTTTCCAGCATTATAAGTTTAATGAAAATAATGAACTAGTGTGTATAGGTAAAAGTCATTGGGTTGGTGGTATGGAAAATGGTTATTATGACAAGGGCTGTGGCCAAGCAACTAATAAATTAGCTATGATGTGGATGAAACTATGCGAACGATATGCAACTAGAGGCAATGTTAGAGGATATACGTATAATGATGAAATGAAAGGTCAAGCGATTTTACAACTTGCACAAATAGGCTTACAATTTGATGAATCTAAATCAAACAATCCATTTGCATACTATACTGCCGCAGTTACAAACTCATTTGTTAGAATCATTAATATTGAAAAACGCAATCAAAACATTAGGGACGATATTTTAGAAATGAATCACATGAACCCATCCTTTACTCGACAAAACCAAGGAGCATGGGAACGTGAACAAGCTGAACATAATAAAAAATGGAAGCCCCAAGAAAAGAAAGTAACAAAGAGTTGACAAATAACAAAATATAGTATACTATATGATAAGAGGATATAAAATTGTTTAAAAAGGCCGCCGTCTTTACGGATATACACTTTGGATTAAAGTCAAACAGCAAAGTACACAATGATGATTGTGAAGAATTTATAGATTGGTATATTGATCAAGCTAAAGAACATAATTGTGAAACAGGTATCTTTATGGGTGACTGGCATCACAATAGAAATAGCTTAAACATTACTACCATGGATGCTACTATCCGAAGTTTAGAAAAACTTGGGAAAACATTTGATAATTTTTATTTCTTTCCTGGTAATCACGACTTATACTATAAAGATAAACGTGATATTCATTCCATAGAGTTTGGTAAACACATTCCCGGTATTACTATTGTTAATAAAATTACAACAAAAGGTGACACTACTTTAGTACCTTGGCTTGTAGGTGACGAATGGAAACAGATTCCAAAAATTAAAAGCAAATATGTATTCGGTCATTTTGAACTTCCAACGTTTTATATGAATGCCATGGTACAAATGCCTAATACTGGTGAGCTACAACCTGATCATTTTAAAAATCAAGAGTATGTGTTCTCTGGTCACTTCCATAAAAGACAAGTTAAAGGGTGTATTAATTATATAGGTAATGCATTACCTCATAACTATGCTGATGCTTGGGACGATGAACGAGGTATGATGATATTAGAGCACGGCGGCGCTCCTGAATATCTTAACTGGTGGAATTGTCCCAAGTATCGCACAGTTAAACTATCAAGGTTACTAGACGAAAAAGATACATTACTTAAACCTAAAATGTATTTACGTGTTACATTGGACTTACCAATATCATATGAAGAAGCAAGTTTCATAAAAGAAACGTTTGTTGACAAGTATGAGTGTAGAGAAATTACACTTATACCAAATAACAAAGATGATGAAATTAATACCGACATTGATATCACAAAATTCGAAAGTGTTGACCAAATTGTTGCCAAGGAAATACAAGCAATTGAGTCTGATAACTATGACAAGGCAAAATTACTTGACATTTATAACAAGTTAGGGGAAGACCGTGATTAAAATACAAGACCTAACTGTTAAAAACTTCATGAGTGTAGGTAATACTACACAAGCAATTAACTTTAATAGAGATCAGTTAACACTTGTACTTGGTGAAAACTTAGACCAAGGTGGTGATGATGCTGGATCACGTAATGGTACTGGTAAAACAACAATAATCAATGCGTTAAGTTATGCATTGTATGGAATGGCCCTTACAAACATTAGACGTGACAATTTAGTAAACAAAACTAACAACAAAGGTATGTTAGTTACTTTAAGTTTTGAAAAAAATGGAGAAAGATACCATATTGAAAGGGGCAGAAAGCCTAATTTACTAAAATTCTCTATTAATAATGAAGATCAAGAAATAACTGACGAAAGTCAAGGCGATTCTCGTAAAACACAACAAGACATTAACATATTACTAGGTATGAGTCATGATATGTTTAAGCATATACTGGCATTGAACACATATACTGAGCCATTCTTAGCAATGAAGAACAACGACCAACGTGCTATTATAGAACAGTTACTAGGTATTACTATACTATCTGAAAAAGCAGAGCAGTTACGTGAACAAATGCGTATTAATAGAGATCAAACTACTCACGAGAATGCAAGACTAACCGCAGTTCAAGATAGTAATGAAAAAATTAAAGAAAACATTGAACGCTTACAAAGTAGACGTAAGGCTTGGATAGCACAAAACAAAGAGACTTGTGTTAAACTGCAAAAAGGAATTCGTGAATTAGAACAATTAGATATTGACAGTGAACTAGAAGACCATGAAAAGCTATCTAAATGGTCTGACCTTAACAAGCACCATACTAATCTTACAAAAGAACTAGCAACTGTTGAACGTGCATTAGAACAAGCAGATAAAAATGTACAAAAGATAGGTAGTGATCTTGATAACCTTGAACACGCTAAATGTTATGCTTGTGGACAAGAACTACATGACGAGAAACTTGAAGAAATGAGAAACTCAATTCAAGTAGACTATGGTGATGCACATACATATATGATTGAAATTTCTAATAAGCATGAGAAAGTACAAAAGAAACTAGAAGACATAGGTGATTTAGATATTAAACCTAATACATTTTATGAAACAGCTAAAGAAGCCTATGAACATAGAGGTAATGTTGAAAACTTAAAGAAAGCATTAACTGATAAAGAAGAAGAAACTGATCCTTACCAAGAACAAATAGATGATCTAAAACATACAGCATTACAAGAAGTTAACTGGGACACTATTAATGAATTAAACTCTTTAAAAGAACACCAGGACTTTTTATATAAACTATTAACTAATAAAGATAGTTTTATAAGAAAGAAAATTATTGATCAAAACCTTGCATATTTAAATAATAGGCTTACTTACTATCTTGATAGGGTAGGCTTACCACATACTGTTACGTTCTTAAATGACTTAAATGTAGAGATTACACAACTTGGTCAGGACTTAGACTTTGATAACTTATCAAGAGGTGAACGCAATAGATTAATTCTTGGATTAAGTTTTGCATTTAGAGATGTTTGGGAAAGTTTATACCAACATATTAACTTGCTATTTGTTGATGAGTTAATAGATAGTGGTATGGATACAGCTGGTGTTGAGTCGTCATTAAGTGTTTTAAAGAAGATGGGTAGAGAACGTAATAAAAACATTTACCTTATTTCACATAAAGACGAACTAATGGGTAGAGTAACTAATGTATTAAAAGTTATTAAAGAAAACGGCTTTACGTCTTATGATAATGATGTAGAGATTATGCAATGATAGACGATACACACGACTTACTAACAAAAGCATACTTAGAATACTATAAAGCTAATGAAAACTTTGAAAAACGTAAGAGCGAAAGTACAAAACGTGATGCTAGACGATGGTTAAGCGAAATAAGACGCTTATGTTCTAAACGTAGAGTAGAAGTAATGGACGCTCACACCGAGTTCCACCAGAAACGGAAGTCCGAATTGTAATACTTGTTAAGTATCTACATGGAGTGGACTTATAAGAAGAAAATCATTAAAGAACTACCCACAGATTGTGTAGGATTTGTATATCTTATTACAAATACAACCAACAATCGCAAATACGTAGGCAAAAAACTAGCTAGATTCAGAAAGACACGGCCACCACTCAAGGGTAGGATAAACAAAAGAAGAAGTACAATAGAAAGTGACTGGAGAGACTATTGGGGCTCTAGTGATTGGTTATTAGAAGATGTTGAAAAGCTAGGAAAACAAAAATTCACACGAGAAATATTACATTACTGTCCAAGTAAAGGCGTAACAAGTTATCTAGAAGCAAAAGAACAGTTTGATCGTAGGGTTCTAGAAACTGATGAATACTATAACGGCATTATAAACGTACGAGTAGGCGGATCAAAGATCCTTAAAGAAGCTCTTAAAGGCAAATAACATAAGCAACATTGTTTGGTCGAGATAGCTCGACTCACCTTGAAGGTGTACATTATGACACTTAGATTCTGGTGCGTTGCAAGGCTAGACTAACTTTAGGTCTAAAAGATGCTGGCTCTGAGTAAAAAGCAACCAGCACGGTAGAAAATTCCGCTTGATAGGGATTAATACCGTCCGTAACTATGCGAAGGCTGAAGTAAGAGGTTGTAGGGTTACCGCCTCTGTGCATTATGCAATCTTCTTTATCAAGATGGTACGCTCATCTCACATGATGGCTATTAAATGCTTCGTCCGGGTACGGGCGAAGTATGGCTCAACTATCTACATGATGCAAAAGTGCTACGCACTTAATTAAACAGTTGAGAGAATAATGTGTTAGAGCGATAGCGAGAACACAGATCAACGCAGTTGATCTTAATGCAGTTCCGGATCTCTTCCGTAACGAAATGCTTCTTTATCGTATACTACAACTTCTTCTATAGTATATTGTGACTCAGGATTAGCTTCAACTAATTGTCCCATTACTTCAAACGCTTCAGATTCTGAAGAACAATCCATTAACTCTTGTTTCTGAGTAATCTTCTCTATAACCCTATATACAGTTCGAGGCATAAGATTATTTAACGACCTATGTCTACGAATTATAGCTAAATATAATATAAATACAATTAGGAGTATGTATAAATGAAAGTACACCAGATCATAAGCGAATCACAAGTAGACGAAGCTAATCCTATAGACTGGATTAAGAAGAAATTTGGTAGTAAAACAGCGGCTACAAAGATGGATATTGATGCTGAAACTAAAGCATTGACCAAAGATTTCGAAGCATATTACAAAAATACGCCAGATGGTACTCCTACTACAGATTTATTATTCAGCTTTCTTAAAAAGAAGGGACTTCCGGTTAAACAACCAAAAGATATTCTTGCTGTATTAAACAAAGTTGGAAAATATAAGCCTAAAGGATTCATGGGGTATAAAGCTATGGGTCGTGGTGCCAAAGCTGTCGTGGATAAAGGTAAACAAGGTTTAGATGCAGTTCATAAAGGATGGGATGCAGTTGGCAATATAGGTGCAAAATCTATGCCAACAAAAGAACCTGTTACAGCTTCTATGTATGATAGTGTAATAAAAACATATACTGTTCTAGAAGCAAGAAGCGAATATAATAAACTTAAAGAAGAAGCATTACAACCAGAAGATGTAAAGAAAATTATTAACTATTATATAAAAAGCGGATTTCAAGGTACAGCTGATGTAGGTGGAAAATCAAAATATGGTGGAGGCGAAATATATCCGGCACCAGAAGAACCAGCAACAGCAGATACACCAACAGCAGAACCAGATGCTCCGGCAACAGCAGATACACCAACTGCTGAACCTACAGCAGAACCAACTGCTGAACCAACAGCAGAACCTACAGCAGAGCCAACAGCAGAACCTACAGCAGAACCAGAAGCACCAGCGGCACCTGAATTAAAACAAGGTGATGAAGTTACATGGACAAGTAATAAAGGAAAAGAAGGAGCCGGAACAGTTATAGGACCAAGTCCAACAGCTCCAGATAATACACTTGTATCATATGGAAATAACCAACAGGTAGCAATTCCAACAAAAAATTTAAAACCTAGAAGTGCTGAACCTACAGCAGAACCTACAGCAGAACCTACAGCTGAACCAACAGCTACTGATCCAGAATTAAAAATGGCGGCTAGAAGGGGCAATAATCCAGCCCGGTGCTGAATTAAGCGAAAAGTTAAAAAAGCAATTGATACTGTTAAAGGTGCTGGATTTAAAGTAACTAGTAATGACGGCGCAGAACTTTAAAAAAACGGCAGTTGCGTCTTTTTAGTAGTTTCCATATTAGATTGAATTAATTTTACAAACCCTTCTCTATCATCATAACTTGTAGCATACATTTCGTCAAGGGTTACACCTCCACGCATATACCAACAAAGTTTGGCAAGATCGTATCTAAATTGTTTAACCTCGTTATCTAAGTTATCAACTTCTCTTAGGATCTCATCAAGAGGTAATGTTGAAATCCTTACGCGAAAAAATTTGATTGATCAAACGATACAGGAATCTTATACTTCGCAGGTGCACCTGCTTTTACTTCTTCCTCAGTTGCTTCTACATCTATAGGTTGCATTTCAAATTTAGCACGTTGTAATTGAACATGATCGACAATTGCTGTATAGAATTCTTTATCAGCTTTCTCTATAAACTCAGCAATATGACCTTTGTCTACAACAACATCGTCACCAACTTGGATTTGTACAATTGAATTTGTTACAGTATTAATAGTGATATCTGTTAGTTTTATAAAAGAATCATTAAATCTTTTAAGTTTTTCTTCTTCAGATATTTCTGTATCATTAACAGCTGAAAATAACCGTTGTTCTTCAAATGTTTTAAGTGCAGTTTTTGTAAACTCTGTATAATTTTGAGGACGCAAAGTAATTTTCATGCCATTATGATTAAGTACATGATCGTATGTAATTCCACCAAACTTATCAAGTATTTTTCTTAAATCTAAAGTATAAGATTTGTCCATAATAGGAGCAGTATCTGGAACTTTACTTTTTAGATCTAACTCATGTCCATATGTTGCTATTCTAAGACCAACTAAGACTGTATCTAAATCAATTGTCGGCATATTCCAAGCATCTTTAATAGCTGGTACACAACTGTGAATAACATCTACAGTTGCCGTACCATTTAATAATGCGTCAGGTGTTTTAAATGTAAGTTCATCTTTTGCCGTCATAGCATAAACTGGTATTTCTCCATTGTCGGGCATTTCTATTGCTCCTTGTGGATACCAGTTACCTTTGCTAGGTAGCGTTATATAAACCTTAGGTTGCCTAAAGTATTTTTGTAATGGATTAGGCTGGGCCATTTGAGGTTGTGTTCCATCAGGAGAAAGAGGTGTTGTCTGCGGTCCTACTGGAATACTCCCCGGCATTGTCATTTGATTAGCCATGTTTTTCTCCGGATAAATATATTAAAGTTCATAGCAATATTTATGATGAACTATTAACTTGGGTTTTAATTATGGTAGAAGTAACATATCGTGGCGGTAATATGGATGGCATCACAAGTAATGCCGCCTCCGAAGCCACTCTCCAAAAAATATTAAAGGCCTTAGGTAAAGGTGGTGGCGGCGGCGACGCACAAAGTCTATTTAATAAAGCCCAGGAAAAGGGTACTGACCAAATTAATAAGGCGGCAAAAGCACAAAAAAAACATACTGCTGATGTTGGCAAGGATACAACAGCAACTAGTAAACACGCTAAAACAGTTGAAAAAAGCAGTAAAGCATTTGATAATTTTAAACAAAGTTTAAAAGGTTTTGCACAAGGAGTTTCTTCTAATATAGGTGGACTTGGTTCCGCTCTTCTTGAAGGCAAAACAAATATAGCAGACTATACAACACACCTGGCAGGATTAGCACAACAGATTCCATTACTTGGTATGGTGGCTGGTCCAATTCAATCACTTGTAACTGTTCTTGATACGCAAATTGATACTACTAGACAATTAGCCCAAGTTGGTGGCGATTTAGGTGATAGCTTAATGTCGGTTTTTGACCAGGCGGCAAAAGCTAGAATGAGTTTAGAGTCTTACTCTGCTCTTATGGGTGATCAAGCTAATAACCTGGCATTAGCATTTGGCGGCGCTTCTAACGGTATGAAAAAATTTAGTGCAATTACGGAAGGTGTTAAAGGTATGGAAAAGGAATTTGCCGCCTTAGGTTATACTATGGACGAAGTAGGAGAATATACTGCTGAATATCTTGATTTACAGAGAATACAAGGCAGACTAGCTAGTAAGAATCAAACGCAAATGATTAAAGGTGCTCAAAATTATCTACTCCAATTAGATCAGTTAACAAGAATTACTGGTATGTCAAGAAAACAAGCGGCCGCGGCTCTTAAAGAGCAATCAATGGATAAGAAGATGAATGCTGTATTTGCCGCAATGGATGAAGGTGCTAAAGAAAATGTCCAAGGCATATTAGCTATGATAAAATCGGCATCACCTGAACTAGAAGCAGGATATAAAGATATAATTGCAATGGGCGGTGCTCCAATCACTGATATGGGTAAATCAA